GCCACCCAGGCCAGCAGCGGCTGCAAGATCGTCGCGTACACGAACCCGGCGCCACCTGCCCAGCCGAAGAACGGCCGCCAGCCGGCGACCCACACGGACGGGTGCGAGGCCTCGCGGGCGTTGATCTCCAGCTGGGCGATCACCTGCTTCAGCTCGCCCTCGGCGGCCATCTTCAGGAACTCGGCCTCCATGACCATGCGCTTGGTCTTGTCCTCGGGGCCGAAGCGGTCAAGCAGGCCTTTGCCGATCTCCAGGATGGGGCCGATCAGGAGCGCGTTCATGGTCAATCCTCCATCAGGTTCTCGGCGATGCGCTGTGCCCATCCGCGCCCGAACTCGGCCCACTGCTGCGGGTTGTTGTTCAGGAAGTCCAGCCGGTGGCCGTTGAAGCGCGCGGCCAGGCGGCCGGGGTCCATGTGGCTGATCGTCAGCATGGTCTTCGGCCCGATGATCCCGTCAGCGGTCACGCCCAGCGCGCGCTGCAGCAGCCGGGCCGCCATACCGGGCCCGGAGTGCACCGCGGTATCGAACAGGTCAAAGCGCAGGCGGCCCTGCACCAGCTCGCAGCCGGCCGCGCCCCAGAAGTCGCGGCGGTAGATTCGGCGGGCGTCGTCCAGCGTCAGCGCGGCAATGTCGAGCGTGGGGTAGGTCATGGCGCTGATGCCGTACTTCGTGCCGCGCAGCTCGCCGACGCCGATCTTGCCGCTGGTCCAGTTGCCGCGGTCTTCTGGGTTGTTCTGAAAGCCGCCCTCATGGCCGATCAAACGCTCGAATGCTTCGTCGAAGGTCACTGCTTGCCCCCGGTGCCGATGGCCTCGCTGATGGCGTGCACCAGCCCGGCCTTCCACGCGACGATCAGCGCCACGATCCCGACCACCCAGAAGATGAAGCGGATCACCGCCGCGCCGACCACGCGCTGGGCCTCGCGCGACCACTTGCCGGCGACGCGCTCGATCACTTCCTCGTCCTGAGCCAGGTCCATCAGGCGCGAAACAACGTGCTGCCCGGCATGCCGGCCGATCTCGTGCGCCATGGCCATGTCGCGGTCGCTGAGCCTTGGAGGCCGGAGATGGTCGTCATCGTGCGGCTTGTTGGGCGACATGGCGCGCGGCCTCCTCTTGGGCGATGCAGGCGACCAGCAGGGCCGCGGCGAGACTGAACCACGACGCCGGCAGGCCGGTGGCCACGTCGCAGAGATTCGACCCTGGCGGCAGCGAAGGCGGCCGGTCCATCGGCAAGGCCACGCGGCACAGCGCGCGCATCCCTCCCTCGGTGGCGCCCCACGCCGCAGCGGCCTTGAGCGCGACCATATGCACCCCGGCGCCGACGATCAGCCACAGAACGGCCGCCTCGGTCGCGTAGAGCACGTACTCCCAGGCCGCGTGCGAGTGCCCCAGCGCGCGGGCCAGATGCTGCGGCGCAAGGTGCACCAGGGCCAGCAGTGCCGCCAGCCAGCCGGCAGCGGCCGTCATTCCTCGCCCTGCCCGCCGCCGCGCTGCGGCGCGATCTTGTCGCCCAGCCACTTCGCCCCGTAGGCGACGGCCAGCAGCAGGCCGGCAGTGAACTTGCGGATGGTGGTCATCATTCGTCGTTCTCCGCGGTGAAATCCAGGAACAGACGCACCCCGTGCAGCCGCGCGTCGATGGCCATCGTGTCGCTGCCGTTCGCCGGCACGCGCGCCACGCGGAAGAACACCAGATCCTCGGCCGCCGGGCTGCCGGCGATGGTGATGGCAGAGGTCTCCGGCGACACGTACAGGTCGTTCGTGGTGCCGCCGGTGTCGGTGGCCGTCTGCGCGCTGCCGTAGGCCGCGGCGATGGCGTCGTCGTCGCCGCATGCCACGCCCTGGAGCTGCCAGACCACCCCGAAGTTCGTGGTGGTCGCAGCGTGGCTCCAGACGAACTGAGCCGTGATCGTGCCGCGGTTCCAGCGCTTGGGCATGCTCACGGCGAACTGGGCGAACTCCTGGGTGGTGGCGTCGAAGTCGAGCGTCGTGACGTCTGGCTGGTTGGCCGACGTTGCGATGGTGGCCAGCGCCGCGCAGCCGCCGGTGGCGCTGGGGCTCATCAGCCGCGCCGGCACGTAGACCATGTGCCGCCCCAGGCTGCCGGCGCTGAAGATGCCGCCGGGGCCGAAGCGGTGGTCCTGGTAGCTAGTGACCTGACCTCCGGACGCCACCACCTGATACAGCCGCGCATAGTTCGCGGTGTCGTTCCAGTTCGTCGTGCTGGTGCTGGTGCTGACGGCGCCGGTGCTGCGCAACGCGACGACGCGGTTCGTGCCATTGATCAGCGTCACCGTGCCATTGGCGATGCTGCTGCCGCCGTAGCGCCCGCCGGTATAGCCCCAGGTCAGGCCGCTGGTGGTGCTGGCGCGCCGCGCGAACAGCGCCGCCGGGCTGGTGGCGTCGAAGCTCTCGTTGACGCGCGTCTCCACGTTCGCGCTGCTGGTGCTGAGCTGGTCCAGTACGGTCGTGCTGTCGGCCATGCGGCCCCCTTGGTCAGAAGATGGTGTGCTCGGCCACGTAGCCGCGGCCGACGGTGGCGCTGATCTGGTACACGCGCACCTTGAAGCCGGCGAGGCTGGCTTGCAGCGTGTAGCCGCGGGTCTCCAGGTCGGTGCTGGTCGGCTCGCGGCCGGCCGCCGGCGCGTAGGCCAGCAGCGTGCTGCCGTCGGCGCCGGCCAGGCCCAGGATGCCGCTGATCTGCACCTCGGCGCTGATGTCGCCGGTGGTCGCGTCCAGCAGCACCACGTACTGGCTGGCCTGCCGCTTGTAGGCCACGTAGCTGCCGAAGTCGACGAACGGCCGCGCGCCCTGCCCGGCCGACGCCAGCCCCGCGTGCGTGTGCAGCACGCTGCCGTCGGTGGCGTCCAGCACCACCACGCTGGAGCTGGTGAACACGTAGAGCAGCCCGTCGCGCTCGTGCAGGTACTGAGGGAAGCCGCCAACCGCGGTGCGCCACTTCTCCGGCGTGCCGGCGCCGAACTCGTAGGCGAACACGTCGCCGGTGTTGTAGTTGCTGAAGAACAGCCAGGTGCCGTCGCCGGCGATGCCCCAGAGCCCGACCTCGAGCGGCGTCGCGCTGACGCTGGCCAGAGTCGTGCCGTTCAGGCGGATCAGGTCGCCGCTGACGTAGCCCACCGTCCACAGGTTCGTGCCGTCGTGGTACAGCGCGTAGGGGTCGCCGGCGTCCGGCAGCGTGTAGCTCGCGGCCACCGCGCCCAGGCTGCTCGGGTCGATCCGCTGGATGACGCTGCTGAGCACTGTGGAAGGCGTGCCCGCGCTCAGCGCGTTGTTGGTCACGAAGAGCTGGCCGCCGCTGGCGATCAGGTCGCACCAGCTGTTGTTGCTGCCCAGAGACTGCGAGGTGCCGGTCAGCGTGCCGGTGGTCGCGTCCTGCTGCAGGATCTGGATGGCGCCGCTCTCCTGCTGCACGCCGTAGTAGTAACTGCCGATCTTGACCAGCATCGCCACGCCTTCGTCCAGCGTGATCTGCTGCGTGGCCAGGCCGAAGGTGGCCGAGGCGGTGCTGACCGTCTGCGTCTCGATCACGGCGTCCGACAGGTTGAGCAGCTCGACCGCGTAGGACTCGGCCGCCTCGCCCAGCGGCGGCACCATCGTGGCCGGCCAGCGGGCCGACAGGCGCGTGCGGCGGTCCCAGGTGATCGTCACCTGACCGGCCACCGCCGTGTTCTGCCGCAGGTTCACCGGCGCGAACGGCTTGAGCGCGATGCCGGTGTCGGTGATCGTCTTCTCCGCCGCGCTGCTCAGCAGCTTGCCCAGCGTCACGCCCTTGTAGGCCGCCTCGATGCCGATGCGCGCCGCGTCATACCCCACCCGCAGAAGGCCGGCGGTCCGCAGCAGAACGCAGCGCTCGCCGGTGGTGTGGCCGGTCATGGCCCACTCGGTGCCGCGGCGTCCGCGCAGCAGGCCGGTCAGCGTGTAGATCCCGGCCACGGAGGTCAGCGTCGCGGTGCGGAACTGGATGATCTCGCTGCCGATGAGCATCGCGTTCGCGTCGCTGTCGAGCACCTGGTCCCGCGTCGCGTTGGTCAGCTCGCCCAGGCCCACGTCGACGGTCACGCTGCCGCTCTCGTCGAACACGTTGCCGCCGGTCCAGTCGGTCAGCGCCGCGGTCACGATGCCGAAGATGGCGCGGCTGGTGGCCGTGCCGACCTCTTCGTAGTCGGCGCCGGCCACGCTGGTCATCAGCTTGGCGCCCGGCCAGCTCGCGGTGGTGGGCTTCAGCGCCACATAGATGCCCGGCGCGTCGTCGGCGTCGCGCAGGATCGGGATGTCCAGCGGCTCCACGCGGGTCGGGCCCGGCAGGGCCACGGTCAGCGCCGGCGCGTAGTCGGTGCTGGTCAGGCCGGCGCTCGTCAGCGCGCTGGCGTCGTCCAGCACCCACTCGCACTTGACCAGCGGTCCGGCATGCTCCACGCGCACCAGCCGGCCGCGGTATGTGCCGCCGTCGTTGTCGGTCAGCGTCAGCACATCGGTGGGCGTGTGGCGGGCGTACTGCAGGCCCAGCGCCGCCTCGCCCGTCACCCGGCCGGCGAAGGCGTCGGCCAGCATGGCGTCGACGATGCCCTTGGCCTCGGCGCTGGTGAAGGCCATCGGCACCTGCACCGTGTTGGTGGTGAGCTGCGCGCTCAGCAGGCGGTCGCTGTGCTCGGTGGCGGTGTTGTAGTCGGCGTTGGCGTTGGCGTAGCTCAGTGCGATCTGCGCCGGGATCTCGGTGTCGTTGCCCACGCGCTTGGGCAGCGCCTCTTCGGCGGGTCGCTCTTCGCCGCAGCCCAGGTCTTCGGCCGGCACGGTCGCCTTGACGGCGCCGCCGCGCGGCACGAAGTACAGCTTGTCGGCCAGGAAGCAGTCGAAGAAGTAGGCCGCGGCCAGCTGCTCGAGAACCGTGCGGATCGGCGTCACCTGGCTGACGGCCAGCGCGCGCACCGGCTTGGTGATGCTGGCCAGCGCGGTTGCGTCCCAGCTGCCGGCCGGCAGGCCCGCGCGCTCGCACAGCGCGTCGACCACGTCCTCCAGCGTCTCGTCGGCCAGCGTGACCTTCTGGGTGTCGCCCTCTTCGCAGTCGGCGGTGATCTCGCTGTCGTCCAGCGCGCGCGAGAACACGCGCACCTCGTCGGCGTAGCCGCGCCAGCTCAGGATGCCGCCGCTGGAACGGTCGCGGAACAGGCGGAAAGGCGCGCCCTCGACGATGGTGAGTTCTGGCGTGCCCGTGATCGAGGTCGGCGTCAGCAGCACGCCGTCGCGGTACAGCGCCACGCCGGCGACGCCGGTCTTTACCAGCGTCACCTTCGTCCAGGCGGTGTTGGCCGGCATGCTCCAGTCCCACCGCACCGAGTAGAAGTCGCCGCCCGGGTTGATGTTCTGGAAGATCATCTCCGCCAGCGAGCCGGTGAAACGGAGCCGCCAGCCTCGCGGCGTGTTGTCCATCCGCGCGAAGATGACGCCGTCGGTCGTGCCGGTGTTGTAGAGGAAGGCCTCGCACGTGAAGTCGCCGGTCTCGAAGACCTCCAGTTCCTCGGGCGTGTACTCCACGCCGCCGCCGGCGGTGACAGTGCTGTAGCTCGTCGTGCCGCACTTGGCCTGCACGGACGAAAGCCCAGGGGTTCCGGTGGCCACCGACGGCACCCGCCCGTAGTAGCTGGTGTCGATCGCAGCCGCGGCGCCCGTGGTGCCCGGCGTGCCCTCGAAGCACAGCAGCAGCAGCAGGTCGTCGCTCCAGCCCAGGCACACGCGCTCGATGCTGCCGCCCACGGCGACCTCGAACGTCAGGTTGGGCAGCTGCCCGCTGCTGCCGAGCTGCAGGCCTTCGATGAAGACCGAGCCTCGGCCGCGGTAGGCCGGCGCATTGGTGGCGCCGACGGCGGTCTCGTAGGTCGGATCGGGCAGCTGGTCGCTCGCGCCGGTGTAGGCGGTGATGCGCGTCCATGGTGCCTCGCGCTGGCTGTTCACCAGGCTCGCGTCGTCGCTGGTGTCCAGCGCGGTCCACACCAGCTTGCCGTTGCTCCACACGCGCGAGATGGCCGTGATCTCGCGGTCGCACAGGCCGATCAGGAGGTCCACCTCGTAGGTGTACTCCGTGTACTCCGCGCCGCCGCCGCCCTTGCCCACCTCGGTGGTGGTGGCGATCTCGCGCTTCTCGCTGGCCCACCAGATCTGGCCGGCCGTGCGCGGGTGCCCGGCCACCCACGGGATGGCCTGGCCGTACTCCACGCCGGTGACCTTCAGGTCTTCCAGCCGCGGGCCACTGGCGCGCTGCCGCGGCCCGAACTGCGCGCCGATGATGCTGCCGACCGTCCAGCCGATGCTGGCGCCCGTCAGCCCCAGGAACGTGCCTGGGACGATGTACGAACCGATGGCCGAGCCGATGGCCGCGATTGCAAGCTGAGCCATCAGGCCACCCCCGGCAGCACGTACACGCCGCGCAGGCGCAGCGCGGCGCTGAACATCACGCGCGTCTCGATCACCTCGCCGGCGTTGCTGGCCGCGTGCACCAGGGCCAGACCGCCGTGGCGGTACGGCACCAGGATGCCCATGTGCTGCGGGTCGCCGCTGATGGCCACGACCAGCACGTCTCCGGGCTGCGCCTCGGCCCAGCTGGTGCGGCGCATGAAGCGGTCGCACACGCCCAGCAGCGAGCCATCCGGCTGGCGTCCGTATCCGTTCACGTCGAAGTCCGGCGGCACCAGGCCCAGCGCGCGCGCCACCCCGATCACCAGGCCGGCGCAGTCGGTCGCCACGCCCTTGGTGCGGTGCTGGTGCACCCACGGCGTGCCCAGCCAGCTGCGGGCCTCGGCCACGATCTGGTCTCGCATGGCGCTCATTCGGCGTTCGGCTCCGGGTAAGCCGTGATCTCGTCGACCACCGGCCGGTGCGGCTCGCCCTGGAAGTTCAGCACGTTGCTGAACTTGTCCCGGCAGTCTTCCTGCAGCCGCTTGCGGCAGCCGGCCACGGCGCTGTAGGTGTCGCCCACCTGGATGGGCAGCACCATCGGCAGCAGCAGCGTGAAGGTGTCGGTCGCGCTGCTGTAGGTCTTGACCTTGACGCTGAGGCCCGCGTTGTCGCCGGTCAGCCAGGTGAGGATGCCCTCGCCGAAGTAGTCGTCGGCCTCCGTGCGGCTGCTGTCCTCGAACACCTGCGCGCTGGTCACGGCGGTGACGGTGCCGGTGTGCGTGAACGCGGCCAGGTTCTTGGTGCACAGCGCGTCGCCCAGGCGGGCCCGGCACGTCTTGGTGCTCGGCGCCCCCACCGGCTGCTGCAGGTACTGCTGCAGGCCGCGCAGCTCGACCACGAAGGCGCCGGCGCGCGGCGTCACGTTGCCGAGGTTGCCGCGCATGATCACGTCGCGGCCCTGGGTCAGGTCGGCCCAGTTGAACCGGAAGACCTCGAAGGCGGCGCCGTCCCAGCGGCCGGACAGCAGGCTCTCGACCGTGAAGGTGGTGTCGTCGGCCAGGATGGTCAGCTCGGCGTTGTCGACGCCGAAGCCGGCGCTCATGGCCAGGCTGCTGACGTCCAGGCCCGGGCCGGCCAGGTAGGTGGTTCCGCTGATCACCACGTCGCGCTGGTGGCTGGTGAAGCCGAACACCTGCGCATCGGCGCGCGTGATCTTCAGGCCCCAGGCCAGCGCGGTGTTGCCGCTCTGGTAGTGGGCCAGCAGGCCGGCGCCGATCGTCCTCATGCCGCCATGTCCTCCACGATGGGGATGGCGCTCCACTCGGTGAGCAGGCCGTCCTGGCCGTTGCGCGAGACCACCCTGCCGTCCAGCTTGTCGGTGTCGAAGCGCATGGGCGTGTCGAACTCCCCGGACCAGGTGAGGTTGGCTGCGGTGCGCGGCACGGTGGTGGTGACGATGCCGGTGGTGGCGTCGAGCGTGTAGTCGGTGGTCAGCGTCAGCGTGACGCCGGTGTCCTTGAGCTCGAAGCCGGCCGCGATGGGCTTGCGGATCAGCCGGTCCTGCGTGAGGCTGCCGCTCGTGTAGCGCTTGACCAGCTGGAAGGTGGTCGTCGTCAGCCCCAGCGCCACGCCCTTGCCGTTGCCGGTGTGCGCAGCCTGGAAGTCGGTCCAGTCCTTGAAGCGCCAGGAGTTCTGGCGGCCGCGGGCGATCAGGAAGAAGGCCCGCAGCGCCGCGTAGTCGGCGGCGCCGTTGATGCCCTGGCTCACGTCCCAGCTGTGGCGCGGATAGGCCCAGGCGCCGTTGCGCTCTTCGCGCCCGCTGATGGCCACGCTGATCTCGGTCTTGAACTCCGGGCCGCCCACCGCGCCGTAGGAGATGTTCTCCGGGAAGCGCGGGCTCTCGATGAACGCCATTCCGGTGCCTCAGTTGTTGCGCTGCGCCGCCGCCAGCCCGCGCGCCGCGGCGGCGAACACCTGCGCCTGCGTGGCGCGGTCGGCGCCGCCGGCGATGTGGAAGTGCTGCGTCACCTGCATGCCGCCGGCGGGCTTGACGGTTACGCCGGTGCGCCCGCCGAAGATGGGCTCCGGTCCCCGCTCGCCGGCGATGCCCCACCGCCCCGGAGGCAAGTAGCCGCCGTCTGCGAAGAAGCCGCCGAACAGGCTGGACAGGAAGCTGCCGATGCCGCCTCCACCGCCGCCACCGCCCAGCGCGCCCTTGAGCAGGCCGCTGATGCCGTCAGCCAGCGGCTTCGTGACGAGGTTGCGGGTGATGATCCGCAGGATGTCGGCCTCAATGCCGGCCAGCACCTCTCGGAAGCTCTTGCCGCCGACGATGGCGTCCTCGAAAGCGCTTTGGAAGGTGAGGCCCAGCTCGTCGGCCACGCTTTCGACCTTCTTTGACTGGTCCTGAAGGTCTTTCAGGAACTTCTCGGTCTCTTCGTACCCGGCCTTCTCCGAGCGCAGGAAGTCGCTCTTGATGTCCACGCCGGGCGTGATGCGCTTGGCGTTCAGCTCGTCGATCGCCAGCGACACATCGGTGATCGCCTCGGCCAGCGCGGGGCTGTCGCCGTTGATGCCGCGCAGGTTGAGCAGCTGCTGCAGCTGGTCCTGCAGCTCTTCGATCTTGCGCACGTCGGTCTGCTCGATCAGCCGCAGCGCAGAGGTCAGCGCCTCCGGCACCGGCGGGCCGACGAACTCGCGTGCACCGGCGCTGCTGCCTCCGGCCGTGCGCGCAGGCTTGCTGGCGTTGCCGCTGCCCAGGAACTCCGGCAGCTTGCGCAGCGTAGCCAATCCGCCGCCGCCCTCGTTCGCAGGGCGCCGGCCGGCCTCTGGCGGGCTCAGCTCCTTCAGTGCGCCAGTGGCGCGCTGCACCTCTGCGGTCAGCCGCTTGGCATCGTCGCGCAGCGCCTGCATGCGCTTTTCAAGCTCGGGCGTGCTGCCCTTGAAGTCAATGGCACGCTGCAGGTTCTCCATGTCGGCCACGACCGACTTGAGCTTCAGGTTGGCAACGGTGGCGTTGAACTGCTCGAAGAGGCCCTTCCCCTTGAATGCGTCGAAGGTCTTGTTGAGCCCGGCCACCAGCGGCCCCGACAACTCGCGCGCCAGGTCGGTGACGTTGCTGCTCAGCCGCGCGAGGTTCTTCTCGAACTTGTCGGCCTCCTCCGTCGCCTGCCGGATGCCGTCCGTGGCCTTGAGCTGCGACTCCGCCAGGTCGTTCAGGAACGGGATCACCTCGGCCACGCTCTTGCCGAACAGCTCCTGCACGATGCGCGCCTTGTTGGCGTCGTTCTCGTAGCCCTGCAGCGCCTGGCCCACCTGCTGCAGCGCGAGCACCGGGTCCAGCCGGCGCAGCTCCTCCGCGCTCAGCCCGATGGCCTGCAGCGCCTGGCTCACGCCGTTCTTCCCGTCGGCCTCCTTCAGCGCGCCGTTGAACTTGACCAGGATGGGCTGCGCCTCGGCCAGCGTGCGGTTGTTGGCCCGCAGCGCGTTCTCCAGAGCGCTGATGTTCTCGACCGTGGAGCCGGTGCCCTCGGACAAGTCCTTGATCGCCAGCAGCGCGTCGTTCGTCTGCTGGATGAAGCTGACCACGCCCGCGCCACCCAGGCCGGCCGCCAGCGCGCCGCCGATGCCGCCGGCGATGCCCTTGATGGCCGCGAAGCTCTTCTCGATCCGCGCGGCGTTCTTCTCGGCCACCCGCACGGCCTTGTCCATGCCGCTCTGCAGGTTGGCGAGCTGCGCCTTCAGGTCGATCGACAGCGATGCGTAGGCCATGCGTCAGGCCTCCTTGGTGGGCTTGCGGTAGTGCTTGATGACCATCAGGCGGTGCAGCAGCAGCTCGAGCTGCGCGTCGGGCACGCCGAGCAGGTCCACGACGATCTCGAGGCCGTGCCAGTCGATGGAGCCCATGCCGGTGGCCAGCATGTTCCAGGCCTGCAGGGCGACGATGCTTTCGGGGGTCGGCTGCTCGGGTTCCTCGCCCTCGTACTGGATGCCGTGCCGCGCATCCAGCAGGGCCGTCAGTTTCCCGCGGCGCCCTCGCGCGCGGCCATGTACTCCTGGCACATGGCCTTCAGCTTCTCGGCCACGGCCTTGCACCAGGGCACACGGTCCAGCGCCACCTCGCGCCACAGCTCGGCGTCGAACGGCACTGCGGCGTCGCTGCCGCGCCGGGCGCCCAGCACGTCGGCCTCCGTGAAGCCGCGCCAGTCCACCGCACAGCGCAGGTAGTCGCCCACCTCGCCGTGCAGCAGCAGCGCAGGCATGCCGGCCTCCGGCGGCCGGCGCAGGCGCACCTGCAGGCCGGCGCGCGGGCCCGGCAGGTCGAGCCAGGCCTCGCGCGCTTCGAGCATGCGGCGCAGCAGCGCCGCGGTGGCGCCGGCGTC